GAAAGTGGGTTAGACCAACCCGAAGACAGTTTTAGTTACAATGAAGTAAAACTGCACTCGTGGGTTGATGACGGTTGGGTTCCGACCGAACTCAACAGCAGCGGTTGGAGTGGCACCATCCATTGCGGGAGTGGCCCATGCGATTACGTAGGCCGTAGCAGCCGTAGTATCCTGAAAGTCAATGCACATCCTAAGCTGTGAGCTTTGGTCAAGTGCGTAGGCATCGTGCAGATCACTAAAGGCTCCTGTGTGATCGCTGGGAGTAGTCCCATCGATCATGGTTCCAACAAAACGTTGCCCCGGTAGAGCCAAAGCTACGCTGACGGCGTGAGTGTTCCCAGCAGAATCCGGGATAGTGCTACCATCATGGTCAACAGTAGCCGGTGCCGTAAACGACTTCTTACACATCGCTACGCCGAGGATTTCGGCGACAGGATCGGTAATATCAGCTTTCACAAAACCCGAGGTATCAACGATGATGATATCTCCAGGAGCAATAAGTTCCCCAGCCAGGACGGGAAAAGTATCAATTACGGCGGCCCCTGAGCCACCAATACTAGAGAGGGGACGAATAGGAGTACCAGCAGAACCAGCAGTTGTAGCCATAGTTTACTCCTTAAGCCCCCGGCGATCCGTAGACGCCGAGCCAGTGAATTGCACCAAGACCAAAACGCTCCCACGCCAGGAAGCGTGCGACACGTTTGCTTCTGTCGTCGAAGGAGTCCATCTGAGGACGCTTGCGCCAGAAGAACCGAAGATTATGCTTAGGAGCGAGAAGGAACCAAGAGTCAGCATCGTCCAGGTAAGGATTTACCAGGAGCTTCAGCATACCTTTGGTAACGTTCTCGACCCGGTTAGCGGTGTCCGGTCGGTTGGTGGAGTTGAGGATTTCCGCAGCATCGAATTCAAGATCAACAGGTACCAGCAACGTTGACGGGAAAGCAACCGAAGGAATCCTGATATTCCTGTCGTTGCGGTACTTCTTGAACTGAACGAGCGCGGCACGAAGAGAGGTAAGTGTCAGGTCCACATTAACAGACGGGCGATTAGGCTGACCAGCCGCCTCGCCCCCGGTGATAGGACCGTGGGACAAATTGTACACCGACTTGGTATTGTCCAAGCTAGGCAAAGGCTGGAGGAACCCAGGAACCGCTGACGTAAGAAACGCCTCTGCATTATAGAATCGGTGAGCCTGAAGCTCAACCACTTCTGCAAGGGAGTCCGCAAGACCACTACCAGCTTCGGTTAGCGCACTTCCGCTACCCTTGTAGAGGTCATCGTCAAACATTTCCTCTGAAATCTCAAAGCCCATACCATAAACGGTGTGGGAAATACGCTTCTTTTCACCTTCCAGGGGATCAAAGGACGCAATGGCCTGGCCCTCTTCCTTTTGCATAGCAATAGGAAGACCCGCAGCCGCAAGGATATCCTCGTAGTTACGGTTAGAAGTTTCTACCTTGCAAACCTGCGTGTAGTAACTTTCACGACCACCCAAATTCGTCCCTACGATATCCAGAAGAGCGGGAGCTACATGCTCCGCAAACTGTCCGGTAACTGCCATAGTAGACTATTCTCCTTAGAATAAGGGTGTGGTTACCTGGGCTGGAAGACAGGACTGTCTCCCCGTCCAGATTGACCAGAAAAAGGGCGGTCGGGCCGAGTAGCGATTCTCTTTCGATCCGCCGACTCATCGGGGTGTTCCTCAAAGGTAGTAACCCCTGGTAGGGCATCACCAACGGCGTGGAAGGCTTGCTTCGCGTCGTAGATCCGCTCTAATGTTTCCTCTATCTTTTCGGCCTCCCGGCGCTTGTGCTGTTCCATCGGGATCGACGCCAGGATGTTGTGGCCATAGGTAATTCTGCCGGTAGCACGGTTCCGGTAAGAATCTGGTAGACCAAGTTTATCACAGTTGGCGTCAGGTTCCAGAACGAACCCCTGAACGTCCCCAAAGCTGCGGAGCCATAAAGACAATCGCTTAGGGTCGTCGGACAACCAACGGTAGGAGCGAGAAGGATCAGGTGTTGGAATTTCCCAGGGGTCAGAAGGCATGAGTGGCATACAGAATCTCCTTAAAACTGACCCGGCTTGGGGTTATCTGGGGAAACCAGCATAACGGTGTTGGCACCGATCTTGGCTGCGTTGTATTTTGCAGCTTGTTCGGTGTATTTTTCGTAGCTCAAACCCAACCCGTCAGCGATGTACATTTGGTCTTCGGTTAGCCCCTTGGGAGCGACCTGCTTGCGGCTACCCCCGCCACTGGCAACGACCGTGGTAAACTCAGGATGTTCGTCGATTCGCTTCTGAATAGCAGACTCGACCTGGGAATTGACTATCTCGTCAATATGCGTGGCCCGAACCTGGTTAATCATTGAGTCCCACACGTCGGAGTCGATTTGCTCCTCAGCGGGGCGGACGGAAACCAGCGCCTCAATTTCCTTGGCGTACTTCTCAAACATCTCCGGGTGGTCGGCCTTGGCCGCTCGCTTGGCGGTACCACGGATGGATTTGAACAATGGAGTAGTAGTTTGGTCAACAGCCGAATTCGCACTGAGTTCGGCATGGGTTGCCAGGAGGTATTCAACGGATTCCGCAGCCTCACCAGCCGCAGCCATTTCGTTGGCCTTTTGCTTGGCGGCAGCCCAGGTTTCGACTAGTTTCCGCTTCTTTTCGGCTTTGTCTTCCATGGAGGGAATAGCAACTACAGGTTCCGTAGCCTTGGTAACATCCTTCAGGGTCTCCTTGAAGGCTGCAACCAAGTCGGCTACCTCATTGATAGGGACACCAGGGGCCACAATGGGGGTTTCCTGGGTGTCCTCAATTTTCTTGTCAGGCATCTACTAACTCCTTTCAGAACTGCGCCTTGCTTGGTCCAGCAGTTCCTTAAATACAATTATACCATACTTTAACCCAGAAATTGCTCCTTGGGCAAAGCGAAGGTCAGATTCAGAGGACTTTCGGTCCCCAAGGGTGGCGTAGGTTTCTTCTAATTTCTTGTTTATTTCCTCAATAATGGCCTCATGGGCCTCGGTTGTTTGGAAAATCTCAACCTGGCGGCGGATTTCTGCCCATTCTATTTGGGTGCGTCTTACCATGAGAGTATTACCATGATTTCTTGTTCACCCAAGATCCAGTATGGGGTTTCGCGACCAAGATACATCGGCATACCAGCGTATTCAGGGATGACGGCGGCTGCCCCAGCCTGAACTTCGGGGTCTACATCAGGACCGACTTTCAATACAGTACAGATTAAACCAAATTCCTTCATAACGGAACGGGCGACTTCAGGGACCATCAACCCAGAGTTCAGCAACCGGCCCCCATGGTAGGCAGAGATTTCCGGTTTTGACACGATAATCCTCCCGGGACGGGGGGAAATACGTGATAGAAGATCAAGGTCCACTTCTGCTTCAGTCTCGGTGTTGTACAGTCCTGAGTTCATCAGGATTTTGAGCAGGAGTTCCCTGGAAATTTGGTTGTTCATTAGACTACCCCGGCTCCAAGGTCGCCAACCAGGGAGTCTTCAGGAGCGTTAGGGCCGGTGCTGGTAGGAGACAGCAAGTCCCCAGATTCGTTGAGCATTCCAGTGAGTTCCCCAATACGAACCATCAGTTCTTCTGGACCAGGGATAGATTCAACAGTGTTCAACATGGCTTCGATACCTCGCTCCATTCGTTCAACCAATAGGAGAAGTGGCTTCTTGGCCAACGGGGGTAATTCAGGACTGGAAATGGTAACGATTAGTTGCTGCAACCGGTCGTAGTAGGGAAAGAGGATTTGCCCCAACATTGACAACTCGCGCTGGCGTTCGCTGGCTTCCAAGGCTGCATCAGCAGCGTTGACCCGAATCAAGAATGACGATCTGATTGAAGCATCATCCAGGGAGAATACTGAAGAGATCAAGGTAGCAGCATCTTCAGGACCAAGAGCGGCCTCCAGTGCAGCAATTGGAACGTACTGTTTATATAGATCGAAGGTCAGGTAGGTTGCCTCAGTTAGAACTCGGGATACTGATGTCAAAGCAGCGCGAATAGGCATTCGGCCCTCGGACATGACTGATTGACCAAGGGATGAGGGCACACGTTGAGCGGTCTGCAATTGCCCTGTCTGAGCGGGGCCTAGTCCAAGGATCTCCTGGGCGTAGCCCTTGGTGTAGGATTCCATTTGCAGCCCAGCTATGGCAGCATTGGAATCGCCCAAGGGAACAACAACAACGTCCTCAGCGGGGTTGTCGGTTACAATGACATCCCCAGGGAGTACGTCTTGTTCACCACCAAATTCTTCCTCGGCCCGCGAGTTGGCTTTTAGAACAATAATGTGAGCAGCCCCGCGCTTGCCTGATTCAATAGTGATGTTGTGAACGGCGTCAACTTCATCTTGGGGGCCTTCTAGTTTGTCGCTCAATCCCTGACCGCGAAGGTCGTCAATATCAGGAGGGAGGTCGAATTGGCCCACCAGGATAGGACGTGTGCCTTCTGGGTAAGGATTCCAGTTGGTACGAAGGCGCTTGCGCCCGGAGATATGCCAGTCTACGACGATGGATTCTTCAATATCGTCGCCGTCAATGTCCCAGTCCAGGTAGATTTCAGCGATGTCGTGTTCACGAAGGGATATGGGTTCGTTGGACTTGGTGGTTTTGTAGCTTTTCTCCACTTCAGCTACGGCCTGTTTGTCGTAGTGCCCAATGTTGGCGAATGATTTGATTTGGGACCACCGGCGAACAAACTGGTGGCCAATGAACGGCATGGCCTGGGTGTCGGTGCCATAACCGTCCTTCCAAAGAAGGTTCAACAGGGAAACGTGGTCCCATTTGATTCGGCCCCGACTTGGAACGATCCGAGGCTCTTCTGTGCCAAGATCGAACCGGGGGGAAAGTTTCTTTACCACGTCCTGGTTGGGGACAACCTTTATGCAGGATGCACCAAGGTCTACCATTTCAGCGATGAACTTCTCGGTGGCGGTGCGGCCAGCCAGGCCACGTTCGTTCCAGATTTCAGCCGATATGAATTTGGCAAGGTTGTTGGCAATGGTGGTGTTGGACTTGTTACTGGATTCCCTGCTAGAAGGAACTGGGGTAATGTAGACCAAGGAGGGGTTATCCAAGATTGATTCCGCCAACCTGGCGCGCACAGCTACCCTGGCCCAGATCAACAGAGGAACAGAAATGTTTGAAGCCCCTTGGCGGGTAAAGGTTTGCAGGGCGCGAACCCCGCTCAAGGAACGACGCCACTTTTCAACACGGGGCAACAATTCGTCGCGGTGTTGGATAGCGTCTTTGACTGCCATTTCCAGGTAGTCATCAAGTTCCTTGGAGATTTCCGGCTTTACCTTAATCATGGGAGAGATACGAAGGGTTTTCCGGGTTGTATTACTGATTCCTTTGCGGGGGCGGGCCATTATATTGATACTCCTGCGGAAGTAGTAGATTGCAACCTACGCTGACGTTTGCGCCGTCTAACTTCCTGCAAACGGTCCCCGCGAGGGGAACCAATAAGTTCTAGGTACTTTTCCTCGGCTTGAACAAGAGTGTCAAGGGAGTCTTTACTTCCTGTTGGGAAGTGTTTGATTTCCGACCGGGGTAACTGAAGACCGCTGCGAAGGTATAGCAATCCTTGATTCAATCGGTTGCCGACTCTACGCCGGATACGGTCGTCCTTTGCTACCCCGTGAGCTGGGGGAATCATTTCAGGTTCCGGCAGGCGAACACCGTCGTTGACCGCCAGGAATTTCATAGCTGCGCCAAAATAGGATTGGCAAGCTACTTTCTCGATCAAAATGTTTGGTGAAGCTGATAATTTTTGAGCAGCTTCTTTGTAGATTTTGAATGCAGCCCGTGTGGCGGTTGCGGCTTCCATGTGGTCCCCGAAGCAATCCAGCCAGAAAACTCTACCAGTTGGCTTGTCAAAGGCAAACCAGGATATACAGGTGCGGGCGTTCTTACTGTCCTTCGATGAAGCCGGGTCGATGGATATGATATGGGATTGCAACACCTGGAGGGGAATTATTTCGTCATCGGCTCCTTGAATGGGCTTGTTATCTGGGCCAACCGCAGGGATGATGACGCACCAGTCACGTACTGGGATGTTATTGATCTTGGTGGTGGCTACTTGTAGTCTAAAGACACGTAAAGAGTCTTCGTGGAGTTCGGCTGCGGCGGTAGGATCATTGAGGAACTGAGCAGCGAACTGCTCTGAGCCTACGTCAAGACGAACGCGCTCCAAGGAGTCAGCGTCGGGGTAGCGACCTTTCCATAGGGGTTCGTCGGAATTAGCGCATGTACGTTCGGTGTCGTCGGACCAACGACCGCAGTTGCCAGCCCCGTGGACGATACATCGGTAGGCGGCGCGGTGCCAGATGGCCCAGTCTTTCATTTCGTTGTGGATCATGGAGTTCACGTCGTCCAAGGCCCACCGATTTTCGTTTACGATTACGAACCCACCTTGGATATGTTGGTAGTCACGGTTTTCCAAGATGAAGCCAATTGTGCGCGCCCAGTCACAACGGCGTTGGAGTTCTGTAGGAGAACGATAGGAGGTTTCACCAACCAGGTCGTCCAGGATCAAACCTTCGGCGCGGCCCCCCTGGGTCTTGGAGTCGATTCCAACTGCGGTCATGAAGGGGTCAGACAAGGTGGGGTTTTTGCGCCCGTTGAGGGTATAGGCAGTAGCCTTCCACGATCCATAAGGAACCCGGTTGGTGTTTTCCCACAATAGTTCAGGGAAAGTCCAGCGAAGGATCGTGTTGGTTTCCCATTCGGATTTGGTAGAACTTACCCAAGCGGCGGCGCGTTCCTTGGAATCTGAACCAATAACCAACCGACCATCGGGGCCACGCATGTGGGGGTGTTTGGCAAGGAACTCCTGGGCACGGTCGATCTCAGCCTCGAAGTCATGTTCTTCTTGGGGGACTTGGATAGCGTACCAAGGAGGGATTCCTCGGGTGCAACGAGTGGTTTTGATGTGCCCACGAGGGTCTTCAAACAGGCCGCGCTTCTTGGTGGTTACTACCCATTGCAACCAGTCACAGGATTCCTTGTAGGTATCGGCGTCCATCAGGTTAAGAGGTTCGTTGTAGCAGATACCTGACTTACACAGAACATATAAGGATCGACGGAACACGGCCCGCAAGGTAGCGCGAAGCTTCCATGCGTCCTTGCCGGTGACGGAATCCAAGGTGACTTGGTTAAGATTATCTATATTCACAGCGGTTTCCTTTGGCGGGGCATCGGTGGAGCGGTCTCGACACGGCCCCGCCAGGAAAGATTATTGTTTGGTTTGTTGTTTTTTGTTTGTTTTGTTATCTATATTCATCATCATTTCTTGAGTGATAGATTCTGGCTAGAGCTTCAAAGGTGTCCTCACGGGCCAACAGTTCGTCATGCAACTTTGCCATGGCGGTGTCATAAATAGCCCTGACCTTCTTAACCGGGAGGTTCATTTTGGAGGCCACTTCTTCCCACGGAACTAGACCTTGGGAGCTAGACGTTTTCTTCGGGCGACCGGCCATTTTCCACCTCCACAGGGGTTATATCTATGATATCTGATAGGTCAATGCCGGATTCGGTTATCGAATCTCTCAAAATGGCATCTTTGCCCATAGAGAGGTTTAGTTGAACGTTCAGGTTACCGGCGTTATGGGTGCCACCCATGCCACCGGATAATTCGGTGCGGGAACGATCAATCAACCCGAAGGCCACGTCGGCCCCGACCTTCATTTCGCTGGCCTTGGCGTGGCCCTGGCGAACTTTTCCTCTAACGTCGTCCATGATCTCATTCAATACGGTCAAGGAACGTATAGCTGCCCCTCGGGCACGAAGCAGGGGGGCTAGTTTTTCGTCCATGATGATTTCATCAACGTTGGCCAACAGGGAGTCCTTGACCCGGATGAAAATAGCTTCCATCTCAGGTCTTTGGAGGATTCGCCTGACGTGGCGGTCGGTGATGCCAAGTTCTTTGGCAATTTCCAGAATAGGTTGCTGCATTAACAGGCGACGAGCTATGTCCTCGTAGCGAGCAATGTCCAGCATCTCGGTTCCTAGTCCTTTGTAGTCGGGTGCGCAGGCGTAATCATCGCTCTCCGCTGTTCCAGGGCTATGTTTTGCTGGATGTACTTTAGAATCCGCTCGCACAGACGCAATTCCCCGGTTGTGTGGTCGTGGGAGACCTCCATCAGTATTTCCCCCTGGCGATTCATGCTGTTGTCCGCTGAATAGACCCTGTAAGTTACCCGGGATGGTGCCAAGTGCTTGTATGGACTCAGTTCCAGGTTGATTACCGTCTCGTTCGATGAGGTTATCATCAACCGGATGGTCGATTCGGGGTCCATTCGGGGGGCTTTTCCCGTCGGTTGGGCGGTTTTCGGGGGCGATTGGTTCATTTTCACTCCTGATAGTGGCATGTTCGCCCCGGGGGGGAGGGATTTTGCCATTGGAACTGCCTTGGAATTTGCGGCTCATGGGTACAATTATAACATATTATATGCAATAATGCAACAAATTGTACTGTGGGATGAATGAAATTCATTCGTAACGTAGGTAAAATTCACCCACAAGGGGAGAAAATGTAGTGGCAAACCACGGTTTCCACGAAATATTTCAGAATTTTTACGTTTATTGGGCAACTCTTTTGGGGGGTATAAGTGGTTGGATGGGGGTATAGGCAGCTAAGGGCTGTCGTGCCCCAGTCTCGTGTCGTAACGTCGGTGATTGGGCGCAATCCCCTACGTTCGGGGCGGCCCTGGGGTGAGCAGCTGTGAGAGTGCCAGTACGCTGACCCTGGGAGTGCCAGTACGCGACCTAGCCAGGTACTGTCCTGGGCGGACCCTGGGCGGACTGGACGCGCCATGGCAGCACCTGGACACGGTGCCAGGCCAGGCGGCGCCCCGCTGGGGAGGGGGGTAGTCTGCCCCCAGGACAAAAAAAAACCCTTCCCCCCGTGGGGAAGGGTCAAGGATATTTGAATCCTTGGGGCGGGACTTACTTCTTGGCGGGCTTGGCCTTACCCCCCTTGGGCGTATACGCTTCGATGATCGAGGCCATCGACTGGATCACAGCATGATACATGTGGACC